GAACGGTTTCGGTTGGTTGGTTTCTAACGGGACTTGGCAGGCGTTACAAACGTCTGACATTATCTCGCAGAGCCATCCTGGATGGAGGTCTATGACCTCATCATCGGATAGTGGTGGGCCGTTCTACCTCCATAAGAGGACAGAAACGGTCAACCCTTTCGATATATCTGCCTGGAATAATCCTGGTAGTAACTGGCGGTACCAGGGGACTGTGGATGCTACAAATTTGTATAATCCACCAGTCTTGCCGGCCGCTAGTCTACTAACACCAGGAGCACTGGACGCGTTGGGAGCAACTGCTATTGCACGTTGCGAACCAACAAAGCCAGTGTTCCAAGGAGCTACTGCAATAGGCGAAAGCCTGCAGGAGCTTCCTCGGATTCCACTTAACGGGGTACTTAAGGCCAAAACCAAGGAAGCTTTAAAGCTTTCTGGTGATGAATACCTTAACGTCCAATTTGGATCGCTACCCATGGTCTCTGATGTCAAGAAATTTTGTTATGCAGTAAAACATCATAACAAAATTATCGAAAACTTTAGAGCCGGCTCTGGTAAGAAAACCAGAGCCAGGTATGCGTTCCCCGACAAACTAGAGTCAGTCAGTGAAACTAGAGATAATATGATTATCTCTGCAGCACTGAATAGTTTCTTTAGAGGCAGTGTTTCTGCAATCCTCAAAGAGAGGACTTGGTTTGCAGGAGCCTTTAAGTACTATGTTCCAGTCGGTTCTTCTGCTCTTGATTCATTTCGTAGGGCAGAAGCCGAAGCTGATAAGCTATTAGGTCTCAGGTTAACACCTGAGGTCATCTGGAATCTAACTCCGTGGTCGTGGGCTGCCGATTGGTTTTCCAACGCCGGAGATGTGATCCATAACATCTCAGCGCTCGGGCATGATGGTTTAGCCATGCAATATGGCTACATCATGCACGAATCGAAGTCCACTACTGTCGTTACTAATCACGCCCTCGGTTGCTCTAAAGTAACCGAGGACAAGTATTGTCAACGACAGAATGCCACACCTTATGGATTTGGCCTTAATCTGAGTACTGATCTTTCTGGTACCCAGAAGGCCATCATCGCCGCTCTTGGCCTATCTAGGGGCGGTTCACCCTGGTTAAGGTGAAATACACCTAGCCAACTCTATCGTCGTGAGACGACAGTGAAGGAGTAATGCCAATGTTTAGCGATCCCCTTTCATTCGTAACCACTGGAGTTGTCACCGGTTCCTCGCTTGCGAGGACCGGTTCCAGTGATTCGTCGGGCGCTTTTGCAAACGCCACCGACGGTCTCACTCTCCGAGTGAGCCACCGGTATACGAAGGGCCGCGCTCAGCGGCTCTTCCGTATCGACAAGCAGGTTCTGGAGGCCAATCCGTTGGTCTCGGCACAGAACCAGGCCCAAACCGCTTCGGTCTGGGTTGCTTGTGACGTTCCGCTCATTGGTACTACGTCAACGCTTACGCCGACGTATACCAAGGACCTGGCCGTCGTAACGTTCGGCTTGCTGACTGCAAGCACGAACGCCAATCTGGTCAAGTTCATGAACGGTGAGAGCTAGCTCTCAAGGGGAGAGTTGACATATGGCTAATGGATCCACATTACCCCATTAGGAGGAATTGGTGAAAAGCCTTATGTTACTCTGGAAGGAGGTAGCAGATCAATATGCTACCTGGTGCTGCACAAGTGCCTCTCGTGATTATGAAGAAGTCACGAGACGGGTTGAGAACGAG